CCCTTTGGATTCAGAATCTTTTAATTTATTACTATCTAGACTATTAGGTACTAATGACTTATTAGTCATACTACTAGGTGACTTATAGTCATGTGAGGTGCGGTAATTTTCAGTGCGGTAATTTTTAACATCCTTTTTCTCAGTGCGGTAATTTTCTACCACCTCGTAGGTATCCATTCCCTTAAATCCGTTAGCCCGTTTTCCAGGTGTTCTGATTATAAAGCCATGGCTCTCTAGAGCCTTGAGGGCTGTTCTAACGGTTCGGTCTGAGTTTTTGTTAGTCTGTCTACATAACTCTGCTACTGAGGTCTTAAAACGACCTTTGGAGCCCGCTAACTGGTACATGGTGACTAGTAGTCGGAACTGATAATCGGTAAGTAGTCCAGAAAAGGCCTCTAAGGGGATTCTCACAGATTATCGTCCTTAAAGGGCAGAATGTCCTTTCCGTCCTCTTCAATCCTCTTTGCCACAGTCTCAGCCAAGACATCTAGAACAGATGTCATTATGTAGTCAGCCATGTGTTCCACAAATATCGCCATACTGTCCATCATAGCCTTATAGACATCTTCCTGAGATTCAGTAAACTCAACCTCTATCTGATCAAGGCCTTCCGTTATATCCCATACCTCGATGCCAAAGTCTTCAATGGCATGGAGAATGAAGTGAGCCTGTGGAGAATCATCCCAAACAATACCTAGAGTATCTTCGGTAGTAATTTGTCTGACAATCTCCTTGACAGGATTATCAGTGATCACAATGTCATCTGCATTTAAAAGTATGTGGTCTATGTCCATTGCATTGACAATGAAGCAGGTCACCTTTACGGAGTGCTCTTTGCACACATCCATAACGCTCTCGGCAAAGTGATTCTCACTTCCCGTTACTGGAAGAAGTACTTGTAACCCTTTGTCTTTGCCGTATTTATTTATTAATTCAAGCATCCCCTCATCAACACATACGTCTTGAAAAGATATTACCGCAATATTCATTGTGCTCCTAGAGTTGAGTTAGGCGATTTGGTGCTTTAACAATTACTGGTTTATTAAGATACATCCCAATTGCTAATGAGACAAACGTCGCAGCAGGAACTAGTACAAAAAAATCATAAGACAAATCCATTTGCGCCCAAAGACCTAAGAAACTTAAAGGCAATGCAAAGTATTTATTTAGAGTTGGCTTAGTAATAAAGCCAGAGATAAATAGATCTAGAAATTCAATTACGTATGTAACTGCCATTCCTGTGAGTAGTACTGGGATAACTATGTCTGTAGTCATAGCCCAAGATCCTACACCGTAGTGGTGGTGTACTCCACTCCGTCATAGGTGCGTAGTCTCCAGAAGGCATTCTGAGGTACCCAATCATTCATAGTCTTACCCAGTCTAGGAATCTTCTTAGGTTTATTTGGATACAAATGGCTATAAGAAGCATCCTCAGTTCCTTCCCATACCGCTCCAAAATCTGAGGGCAGTGATCCGTCAAAATAATCTGTTGCTGTTTGAGATTGTTCAAATTGAATTAGATCAAGGTAGATGGTTCCAGCGGTGGTTCCATAGAAAGATACTTTGGCATAGGATGCGCCTGATAAGGAGTCTGTCAATCCAGTTAGAGTAAAGTTTGCAAAAGAGGTAGTTATTGAAATTGCTTCAGTAACAGTTTCTATAACCGTGTCAGCATCGTCATAAAATGTAATTTTTACATTTGCAGATAAAGCAGCATTTGCTTTTATTGATGCAGAGGCTGTGTAGTATTTTCCAGGAGTAATAGGTATTTCGTAATTAGTGGTGATGCTCCAGGGATTTGTTACCGCAAATTCACCGCTGGAATCTCCTGAATACCCATATGTTGGAACACTAGAGTCTTGTGTAAAGGTTGCTCCACTTAATGCCCACGTAGTTGAGTTAACTTCAAAGGATGGGTTTTTAATATAGTTTGTTTTTAATGGACTTAAAAACACATCAATAGCCCGTGCTTCATCGTAAGCAATAGTGTCACCCTCTTGCATACAGACCTGATCTATGTAATATGTACCAGCGGCACTATATGCAATGGTTATAATTGCATATGAAGAAGTAGCATCTGATGTTGCGGTTTTACTTGCAGACTTCCAAGTATTATTAGCAGCAACAGCGGTAGCACTATTTGCCGCAGAAGTTGCTGTTCCATCTTTGTCATAAAATCTTACTGATAAAGTTATATTACCTGCACTTGCAGGAGACTTTAATTTGCACGAAACTATATATGCGGTGCTAGGTAATACTGGAACACCTTTTGTAACTATGTTTGTAGCACCCAATATCATACTGCCAGAGTTAGATGCAACTATCTTGCCAGTCTTTGTTGTATCTATTTGATTTGTATTTGAGTCAGGAACTTGATCAGTGCTAGAGGTTAGCACTGCGTTACTAGCAACCCAATTACCAATTCCTCCATAAAAAGTAGAGTCTTGAACAGTTAACAATAGGTTTTCTGAGACAGTAATAGTGGGTTCAAATCCAGTCAATGATTCAGCATATGTTTCTAATGCAAGTTTCGTTCCTTTACGGGCATACAGGTAGTTTGCTTCTCGTACAAGTCTTTTTCTATTTTTTGTAGGAAGTCCAGCCTCTGGTGTTAATCCCAAACTTGCTACCTCTATTGGCAAAAGTTCTACGGGGGTTTCAATACCCGTATGTCTTGGTTTTAACAGATCGAGCAATGTATAGAATTGTTCTTGCGAAAAGGTTAATCCCTCTACAAAGTTGTACAAGGCTGATGTGGTATCTACTGTGCCAAAAGAGCCCTGTTCGCTGCTTGTAAATACTCTTGGAAGACTGTTCATAAAAGTTGTTTGTACGTTGTGGTTTGATGGAACAATTGCAGAAATAGAACCTGCAACTCTCCAAACATTTTGATCAGTAAATAAATAAACTCGATAATAAGTTTGTCTTCCAGAAATTAATGGAACATCCAAAGGATTGTCTTCGCCATCAATAAACTCTACACGGGAGACATTTCCTTCTGTAGCAAACTCATCAAAAATAATAATGCCATCTTCTGCAGTTTCTGGAAATCCAACTTGACTTCTAAGTAACCTGATTCTGGAAAAATTTCCACGAGGGGTCTGCCATTTAACTAAGACTTTTGTAAAGTCCAGAACCAAGGTAGACATAGGTTCGACAGAAAAAGCAAGTTTAACAAACGCACCGTAAGTCGACGCACCGTAATAATTTATACCATATCTAGCCACAGTCTATTGCTCCTTAAGGACTTACTATATCGCCGTAAATAACCCATTCATCACTATCAATTTTTATTAAAGTTGCTACCGAGTACTGGCCATTTAAATCAACTGTACCAGTTGCAACAGATGAGTTTAAGTCTGCTACATCTTCTGTAGTTACAGATACAGTTCCTGTTCCATTTTGAATTATGATGAAAGTTTGTCCAACTACAAACTCAAAGGTAGATTCGTCTGGAATAGTTACAGTTACAGCGCTGCTGCTGGAAAATACTAATGCCTTGCCAGTATCATTTACATCAAGGGTATAAGAGGTAGATGCACTACTTTCAATACCCCTCTGATGTGCTGTAGGAAAAGCCGAAGCAACGGGAAGCCATTCACTTCCACTCCATACATACGAAGCCTTTGCCATACTAACCTCCCATTAACATTAGGGTGTCGTTTAATGAACCACCGCTTGTGGTAACAGAGGTTGCATCTACATCGATAGATGAGTCAACCCAAATAGTTCCAACGGCAAAGTCTGCTCCAGTTGGTTGAGTTGCTGCATAAATAACTGGTACTAATTCTTTTCCTCGTGTCTGTATAGTTCCATCTGGAAGAACTTTAGTGACAACTGCAGATGCTGAAGTTTGAAACTCAACTAAGTTTGCAGTCTGACTAGATCTTGCTCTAACAACAAGACTCTTTACTCCAATGGCAGATGAGACAATTACTGAACCACCAACATCAGAAACATACTCGTCGTAAATGTCTTTTATACCGTATTCAATATTAGCCAAACGATCTTTAAGTGTATTCCAAGCGGTAGTTACAAGATCGAACTCTCCAACCCAACCAGAGCCTGTTTTAATTAAGGTGCCAAGATTGTTCTGAATAGCGTTAACCTCTGCTTGAAGGCTATTTACGTGCTCGGCAAGAACGGTGTCGCTAAAATCAACCTTTGTTGTAAAGGACTTTACGGACGATGGATATGATGCTGTCACTTAATTTCCTCTCAGACCTAACGGTCTATTTTCTCTTGTTTGCCCTCTATTTACTGTCTTAACTATTAGTGGGTATGTCCTATGGCGGCTTTTCCTGTCATCTGTGACTCTAAAGTAGCAACCTTTCCTTCTAAGGTGGTTATCTTTCCTTCTGCCGTTGTCATACGTGTCTCTAAACTCTTTACTTTATTTGCTAAAGCCATGAAGGTAGCGGTCAAATCTATCTCTGTAGTCCCATCAGAACTTTTAGTAGTTATTACATGAGCAGATAATCCAGTTAAAGAAGTTTTATTAGCCAAAGGTTTAATAAATATCTTTTTATTTTTACCTTTATTTTTACCAAATGCTCCAAACCAAATAGGATATTCAAGGTTTCCGCCTTCAAAAGAAATCCAAACTCCCTGACCAACTGCAGGGGGATCTGTTCGTATCCCAGCGGGTTCGGCAGGGTCTATCCATCCTGTAACTTGAGTTCCAATCAACTGAGGAATAGATACCTTTAAACGGTTTTGTTTTTTTGGATCGACATTGTTCTTTACAATGCCCCTGTATATGCCTGGTAAGTTACTCAAGAAATTACACCTATGTTTAGATTTGCCTCTTGAAAACGCCAAATTTCTCCAGCATCTCCCACCATAGTATTGGCTCCAGAACCACCGTCTTCATGCAGAGCCGTAACATTTACAGTCTTTACTCCAGGGGCTTGTAGAACCATAAACTCTACATCTCTTGGGTAAATAGTTTCTGCAAAGGTTGCATTTACATAACCAAAGCCAGTTAAGATAGCAATCTTTATATTTTCTTCTACCTCTGCAGTTGTATACTGATCGGTCTTTGTATAAGCAAGAGTACAAATTAAATCGGTATAAGTAGGAGGTTGAACCGTGACTGTTGTCCCTATCAGTACCTTGTCGGTTAAAAATTCTTCTACATCTTCTTGTATTCTTTCAAACTCAGCAGTTGGATCATCGCTCTCATCTAGACCAGGAGCAATATCTGTATCAGTTGCAGACCTACTTGGTGCTATATAGAGTGTGACCGAAGTCCAGACTGCAGCGGTTGCATTGGCTTTACCAATGCCGCTAACAGATAGTGCAAGATCTGAAAAGTCTTTTAATGTTACCGCTCTATTACCAGAACGAAGAGAGGCTGGTGCTGATGCTCTAATCTGATCATTAGTTTCAGGATCGGAACCACCAAGGGCGGCAATTTCATTTGTTACTGTTATAGCGCCCTGCACTGCAGTTGTTTCACCCTCTGATAACCCAGGAAGATATTCAATTGCGTCTATAGTTGCTGGCTCAATATTACCAATAGCACCACCGCCAACTGTATACGTTGCTCTAATTTCAGAAGCGTTGGTTGGAATTACACCTGAAACACCGTCACCAAAAGTTACGTAAACAAGATTGTTATCATCAATAAATAAAGAATAAACTAAGTCATTTGTTGAGTAATCAATTAGATGTTCAACTTGCGTCCACTTAGAGAATAAATCTCCATCTTGAACATATACCTCTACAGAACCATCAACGACAGGTGATTCTCCAAGAACAAACCGCATTGCTGGAGTTCCCGTTGAGGTGCCAATTAACTCTCCGTATATATTGGTGTCATCAGCAACCAGTGTTACAGAACGGCCTTCAAAAGCACCGACGGTATAGTCGCCAGGAGTTTCTCCATCAATTGCATCTACTACAGCCTCCGCAACAGTTGTAAAGTAAACTGTTTCAACAGTGTCGTCTATAACTACTTGACCACTTACAACTGTGCCTGCAGGTATGGTGACACTTTCTTCAGATGAGTTAGTAAAAACTAAATCTACTGTTGCATTTCTATAACCTGCTGGAGTGTATCCATAGGTTAAGGCAATGTTTAATAAACTCTCTCGTTGAGTTGCAGTTCTAATGTAAGACTCATTAGCAACTCGATCAATATAATACGAGACTAAGTCTCCCATATATGCAAAGGCTTCTACTAAGGCGACACCAAAATCTGCTGGATCAGAGGCATTCCATTCAGGTATACGATCTTGAATTCTGGCAATTAACTCTTCACGAAGTGAATAGTAGTCTCTTCCTGTGTAATCAATTGAAATAGGGATATTCGATGCGGGCGCAACGGTCATAGCAACTCCTCGTAGATTGGGTTAGCACCTTGAGAGAAGACCAAGCCAATGAGTGTGCTAGTAACCTCATCGTTTGGTAACCCGTAAATAACTTCAACAGTCAAAGTACTTGTGTAAATATCACTTGTTACAATTGTTTGTTGAAGAGTTAATAGGTCTAACTGTTGAGCAAAGGCTTTTTCAACCTCTGATTGAATTTGAGCAGTTGCTTCAGTTTCTGAATTAAACAAAGTATAAGG